CTAATGGAAGACCAAGTCGTAGCCGATAGTGCCAGCAGTGTGGTTACCGCATTGTTGGAGTACGGCGCGATGGGTATTTTTGCCATCTATTTAATCGTCACAAATTGGTTTGCTCAAAAGCGCATTGACCGAATGACGGACACAATTGCTACTCAGTTGACTGAGCAAACGTCCAAGCTCGATACAATCATTAAGAGCAAAGAAGAAGACAAGCTCAAGAAAGACATCGCCAAGATGATTGAGAACAAGGACACTTAGATAAACTTGAAAGCGATCCCAACTGCGGAAAGCACAAGTGAAATCAACGAAAAGGTCAAGGCTCGTCTACTGGCACGCCAACTGCGCCCCAAGTCATCGTGTCGAGTCGCGTAGTTCCAGTGCTGCTGCTGATTCCAATGAGGCATCGCCTCAAAGAACTCGGGACACTTCCGCTCTTCGTACACCTGATCTTCAGGAAGGCGAAAGCGATACCACATGCACACACCAGCGTACTTCCGCTCCTTCCAGTTGGGCGGGTACTTAGCCCAAAGACCGCATCGTCCGCATCGTGCCATACATAAGAAATAACCCCGTCCTGGCCGTGACACCTGGACGGGGCTCAAATCTGCGGGAATGGTTGTACAAATTAACCCCACCACTGAGCCAATCCCAATGGCGGGGCTTTTCACACAACCCAAAATGTTCTTTACGAACGTTGGTCAGTTGACCGCAAAAATTAGCGATCATTTACTTTCTAACCAGACGCTTTCGAAAAGTCATGTAAAGCAGACTTCAGCCTTACCAGACTTGCCTTTGCATGACGCGAACCGTTCGCTCCATTGAAAACCAACTGTTGAGCTGCAGCCACTACACTGAGGGCTTCTTTCTCTGGAAAAGACCCTGAACTCTCCTGACGGCAGGGACTACATACATCATCTGTTCTCCATCCTAGAGAATGCTGTAGCGTGTCAGAAGAGCCAGGGGGGTGGTCAACCTTCGAATCCATCAGCAAGTTCATCAACAGATGTTTCTGGTTCTGGGGCTTTCTTTTCAGTGGTTGTATTTCCAGCAACAGCCGAAATGAACTGCTTCATCAGGTCTTTCAGTTCATCGTCGTTTGATTTTGACTGCTTCTTGCTCAGAACTTCGATCAAGTCCTTGTTTGCATCAGCCATGTTGATGTTGACATCGAGTGCTGGCACGCCGTTTTGATACCGAAGATCCATAGCGTTGTTCGCGTCGATCCACTTGCACGCAATAATGATGGACTCGTCACCATTTGGATTCGGTCGGATATCGGCTTCATACTCACCAAGCTTCCACTCACCATTCGGCTGTGAGTTTCTGATGTTCTTGACCATGGCCTTGAGAACGCCGTTACACATATTTTTCCAAATCTCAGCATCGATCTTGTTCGTCAATCCAGCGAGGGGCCAATGCGCTTTCTTTAGACGGGTACGATAGTTCTTCCATTCCTTCCTAGTCTTCTTGTCGATGAGATGCCCATCGAGCACGTCACGCAATTGAGACATGAACTCTGTCGTTTGGATAATCTTGGATGGACCCTTTTTAGTGCCTGCCGTTTCGGACATGCGCATTTTGTGTGGGTTTCTTGCCGTGGCTTGATCAATCAAGGACATTGGTTCTCCTACTCAGTGAAGTCTAGTTCTGGATCTGGAAGATCATTTTGCTTGGCCTTTTCAACCAAGTCTTTAACCTTTGTCTTCCGTCGTTTCTTTGGTGATTCATCTGCTTGGACATCAATAACATTGTCTTTGATTGTACCACTATCCTTAATTGACTCGTCATGCCCATTGTTGGCAGTGTCGACCCAAGCGTCATCATCAAAGTCGCTCTTAATGTCATGCTCGAGAACAGCTGTGGTTGATGGCGTGAGTGGAAGGTACTTGCAGATCCGCCGAATGACTGTCTTACGCCACATTTCTTCGGTGTGTTGAGCCCAAGGACCATTATCTGGACTGCGTGAATTGGACCGTATCTTATTGATTTGGTCCTTTCGCATGACCTCGACTTGGCGCTGTCCATCCTTGTAGTAGCAAACAGCATAAGCAATCTTCAATCCACCAGGATCATCATAGTTGACCTTGTGCCTTAGAGTCTCGCCACCATCAAGATCGAAGTGATGATCGAACTCGTCATTTTCGTGAACCACGCGAGCCACAAAGTGAGCAACTTCACCGGACCGTTTTACAAGATCCATCAATCCCGTGTACTCAATCCAAAGTTCAGCATCGTAGGACTTTGCTTTCTTGTTCCACATCGGAACCAGTGATGCGCGATGCAGAACACCGCCAGCCACAAGGTTCAACTCACACGCTTTGGCCAACGCCAGATACACAGACGTTGGTGAACATTGAACAAGGCGTTCATTCTTGGCTGCTTCGAACATGGCAACACGAATGATCCGATCAACATCCGTCCCTTTAGGAGCAATCTTTACGAGACTATTCCGCTTTGTTCCTAAAAATTCGTTGAGCGACGTAAGTTGGTCTCTTCGGCTAATTGCTGTCGTCATCTCTTGGCTCCATGATTCTAAGCATTCTGTTTCCAGGTTGCTCGGTAGTGTACTTTTTATAGAGGTTGGGTTCATCTGTCATGAAAGTCTTTTTATCAAAAACCCGACGATTCGATGTTTGTTTCCATGTGGCGAGTTGTGCTATTCCAAGCGATTCACCAATGCATTGGCGCATTTGATTTTCAAGTTCGGTTTTCTTTTCCGTCAGTTCTTTGTGTTCGTTTTTGACTTTCAATAGCCGTTCGTACAAATCTCTTTCAGCAACCGTAGCTGCTCGTAGTTTCTCATCTTCGACTCGCGGGTGAATCTTACCAAGCACGTTGCGACACATAGGTGTGCCATCTGCTGGCGGTGGAGTTTCCTCTACTACATACTTCTGCCACCAATCTTCAGCGACATCGAGAATCTGCTTACCAAGTTCTTTGTCGCGTTCAAGACGGTAGACGCGAAAATCATCAAGGCTAAAAAGTGTCGCTATGTCCCAGTAAGGAGCGTCGAATATCTCCATGTAGGTGCGCATCTGCACCTCTACATCTAGTGGCACGTCAGTTGACCGAGTTTTACCCCACCCATTTCTTCTTCGGCGTGTCTTAGCGTCCATACCAAAAGTGATGCCATTTAGCTCAACCATTCGATCCGGCGTTCCAAAGATGCGCGGTCGAGTCGGATGCCAAGTTAAACCCTTCTCCCAAAGGCGACATCCCTCCCCAAGATGGAGTTCGTACAACTCGCATACGTATTTCTCCATGACCCGACCACGCATCAGGATTGAATTGTCTGAATCTTCCGATTCAAAAATTCCAGTTTTTTCAGACCACAACTTAAATAAGCTTCTTTCGAAACAACCAACTTTGTCTTTCGTGTCTGCTGACGCAACAAGTATGGCAGCCACGTCAGTGCCGCCCAGGCCCTTTTTGCGTTCAGCAAGCCATGCCGCTCGTTCTTCTTGGTTCATGGTTGTTTTCTCCGAACTCAATCGTAGTATTGTATGGCAGGTGTGTCAAGGAGCCACACCCCGATGTGGACAAAACGTGTTCACTACGCTACTTTCGATTTATAAGGTGTGTCTAATGGTCATCGAAGACTATCGAAAAAGCCTGCCGAATCGAAGCACGCGTGTCGCATTCACAAAATGGTTGAATGAAGAACTTCAGAGATTCAATTTAACTTTAAGCATCGGCTATCTCCGTGACTTGGAGTATGGTCGAAAAACACCTTCGTTACCGCTTGCCATTGGTATTGAAAAGTCAACCGGTGGTGTAGTATCTGTCAGAGAATGGCCTGGTCTTAGTCCGGGTCTTCGTTCTTAATGGAGAAGACAATGAGCCTGAAAGAAAAAGTTGAAGCAATGCGCAGTGTCCTTGGAAAAAAGGCGTGCCATCATGGGTACAATCTTACAAATGTCGTATCTACGCTTTACGCATACATTGCAGAACTGGAAGCTAAAACAACTGCCCCAGCACCAGCTAAAAAGGCACCCGCCAAGAAAGCGACCGCCAAGAAGGCACCTGCTAAGAAGACATCGAAAAAGTAGCTAGGCGTCGACTGGTTTCTTGAGTGTTGCCATTAGCAATTGATAGGCAACTGCGGACTCTTTTGCCTCAATGTGCTGTTGTAGAGCTTCGATGACTGATATCTGATTCAGTGCCTTTGCAACCATATCGTCGCTTGAGTCAAAGACTTCCATCGACTTTTCTTTCATGCAAATGGTCCATTCATCGGGCATGGTCCAGGTCTTTTTAATTTCATCGATGTCAGGCATCAGCATTCCTGTGGCTCGATAATGTTGGCGTATCCACATCCTTTGTACATTATAGGCACGTTGTCAGTCCAATGCTGTATGGCCTCAATGATGGACAAGCGCCCATGATCGTAACACTGCGTGCTTAATGACTTGTCACCTGTGATAGGGCACAACCACAAAAAACGAACGATACCGTGCAAAGTGTTGCGTGTTTTCTCTGTCATAGACATAGCTGCATACGGTGTCACCAAAAGCCATGCATAGATGTGATCAAGCAGCTCTTCATCCATGCCGCCATTTTCTTGATGAACTTCAAAGCAGTATTCATAAACGGCATCTGCAAGCCTATCTGCGTGCAAGATTCCACTGTTGGTAAATCTACCTGACTTTCCACTAATCATGTAGTCCAAGCCAAACGCAATGAACGTCACGTAGTGCCCATCTTCGATAAAGCCTTTGACGTTCTTAGCAATCGAATACAGTAGAAACTTGTTTTCTTTGCTTAGTGACCGAACCTTAGACCCTTTCATGTTTGAATGAATCAGCTCTTTGTCATCTTCAGTAAGGTATTGGTCTATCACTTCTTGCATGTCGTTAGTTTCACACGCAAATACTTCAGCCGACATCAGTGTTCTCCACCTTCAACAGTTTCTACAAGTTCAGGTTTTGACATCGGAAGAACGTTGTCTTCTTTGTTTTTGACCCATACATACACGCGTTTGTTCAGTAGCCTTCTACGTTGTCGATCATACCCCAACTGCCGCATGATATCGCCAACGCGCATCTCGTTACTGCGGGTCATTTGATACTTCTCGAGTCCAAGCGCCTTGGTCATGATTTCGCTGGTACTAAGGCTTCCCATGCTGATGTTCAGCCATTGCTCTATGACCTCATGCCATGGGTCGTACTGGCGGAAATCAGATGATTGTTCTTCCAGTTGTTGCTCTGCTTCATTTTCCAGGTACCACTTTTCACCATTGTTGAATGCAACCACTGCTTCTGCCCACAGTTGCGAACGATTGTTGATTGTCCAATCAGTGTCGATTTTACCAATTTGGATTGGCCAATACCTGCGCGAACCAGTCATGTCTGTGATGAATGCAGCTTTGTTTGTCGTCCCACAAAACACTGTGTGCCTTTTGAGCGTGATTGTCATCCTGGCATAAGGCAATCTAAACGTGTCTTCTTGAGCCGACAAAAACGCCTTGGTACTTGAGTTGTGCGCTCTTCTAATAGAGTCCAGCTCTGCAACCTCGTACAACCACGCTTTGCTGATTTGCATGTAGGCATTGGACGAACCAATATCCATTGGCGTATCGCAGAAATACTCATCGGACGCCAGAAGCCTGAATGTCGTACTTTTACGCGCTCCCTGTGGTCCAACTAAGATCAAGACACAGTCGGCCTTTACGCCAGGTTTGTAGGCTCTTGCAATGCATTGAATGAGCCACCTGCGGCCCATCTCCCGGTTCAGTTTCGTATCTTCGGCTCCGACTGCACGTATCAACCATTCATCTAATCTCGGAGTTCCGTCCCAAACCAAATCCTTCAACCAATCTGTCAGCGGATTCTTTCCGTTTTCTTCGGCAACGAAGCCAACAGACTCGACAATGCAATCGGTACTAAAGTGTGCGCTGTAGTGCTTGTACATCCATCGCTTGATTCTTGTAGCGTCCGTGTCTGAGAAATCCTTGTCGTCTATCTTGATGGCGTTTCTAAACGTGTCCATCCAGAGGCGCTTGTTCCACCTCCTGTCGTACATAAAAATAGTGGTCAGGTTTGGAACTGTTCCAAGAATCTTCTCACAACCATCTCTGTTTGTACTGGTTTCTAATCGTGAGATGACTCTTGATTGTGGTCCGTCTTGCTTACCTTTTTCGTAAGCGTCTTTTGCTGAAGCAAACAACTCACATAACGTTGGGGCACCAGGCCCAGTCAATACTTGATCAAGGTCGGGCACCATCGCCTCCATCTACGTCTGCGAGAGGAAGGCGATAGCAAGTTCTTGAACTCAACTGCATTTGAATCGTTTGCGCGTACTCGTCACCCTTGGCATCTGGATCAGTGCCAACATAAACTTCGACGTCATCTGGAATGCTTATTTTGCTTACACTTCCAAATGAACCAGATGTTCCACCGAACACAGCTACTCGCAACGATTCCCGCTCAGCTTCGGATACAACCTTCAAAAAGTCAGTGATGCCTTCGACAAACAAAACTGAATCGATGTCCTTTGCATCACCCTTCAGCATTTTTACCGCATGTCGGTTCGGCATAAACAGGCCACCAGCTTGAAAGCCACTGGGCCACAGTGTCTTCGGTGCCCCATTGGTGCTAATCACAGCTCGACCATGAAGGCTGCAGAACGTTCCATTCGTATCGAACGCAGGCACAATCAGCCTCCACATCATGCTCCTCCCTCCTGGCCACCACCTTGGCCATTCGTAGTCACGTCTATTTGGAGTAACGCGAGCTACACCCGTTCGAGCAAGTGCGTCTAGATTTAGTCCCCTGCTTTTCAAAAAAGACAATACGTCATCGTCTTGAGCTAATTGATTTAGCTTGAAAGACTTCTTCCAAAGTGAATGAACCTCATTTATTGGTGGTCGTTTGCTTTCTGTTTTTTTAGGTATTTTAGGTTTTTCGGTTTTCATTGACTCAAGGTCGACTTTGGTTTCGAACCACTGTCTTACGCGATCCCGATCATTGTCGATAGCATCCTTGAACTTCTGTCCGCATAAGCAATAGCTCACAAGGTCTACGCCTGACCCGCCATTTCCACACCTATGACAACGCCATCCAAGCTTGTCATTGCGCAGACCTATCGGACCACGCTTGTCCGTACTGCCCCGTTGCTCGCTGTTGCAATACGGGCATGGACCGAATGAACCGCTTCTTCCTGGTTTCAATCCTAAATTACGTGCAGTTTCTGATACCGCAATAGACTCTACCTGCTTCAGCCACACTGTTGTTTCTCCGTGGTGTATTGATGATCACGCTGCCTTTATTTGGTACCTCACCTGCTGGTCGTGAGTGACCAACACCGACATTGAAATGCCAGCCTCAATTTGAGTTCTAGCAGCGTACCGAACAATAGTGTCAAGAGTTGCTGGCGGGCGTTTCCCATTCAACACACCCCATAGGTGAGTATGGCCACACCCCATGACTCTTGCACACTCCCGATAACTTCCGCCAATCGCATCCACCAATGCCTGTAGAGCCTTTGTTGTATCAATCACCAATGGCACACCATTGCTGTTCATGTTGTCTCCCTTTTGGTGTTGTCACCGTAGGCCACAGGTATGACATTGTCAAGAGATTGGATACACTACATTTTGTGTATGCTCTTTTATGGGCGCAATGTTGCTGATTTTGATATGATACCAAGGATGCATCACTCTCTTTCGTAGGGACACGCTATGGCTCTAAAGGTTTCTTCATACAATTCAACGGCGCTTCAACACAAAATTGTGTACCAAAGCACCGTCACGCAAACGGTTGATGTCGATGTACT